AACGCCCCTGTTGCTCCTGTCGCTCCTATGGAACCATCATTTGCAACACCCACCCCTTTTTCAGCGACAAAATTATTATTCCATGCGTTTGCGTCCGACGCGGATTTATAAGCCCGGACGGCAAACTGGGTGTATCCGGCTGTCGCTGGAACGGATATCTGATTGCTTAGGGTAGCACCTACGTGAGCCAGCCAGCTTCCGTTGTATTTGCGGGCTGCCAGATAAAGCGTGCTGCACGTGCTTACATTGCCTGCCACATTCTGTTTGCAAGTGACAAGGAATCCAGACGGGGATGGCGTGCCTGTTGAAGTGAAGTTGATCACGCTGACAGGACTGTCCAGCCAGTAGGATGCCGACGGTCCGACGGGAGCAACCATCTCCTGCCAGTCCGCATGTACCGTCCGGTTCGCAGATCTGCCGGCGAGGATGTATCCGCCGTCTCTTTTCCTGCGGAGTCTGCCGTTTCTGAACTTGGCGATTTTAATCGGAGGGTTGGAGGTTTCAACCTTGCTTAAGTAAGATCCTCCGGCAAACGATACTGTACTGTTCTTGGCATACGGAGTATTGGCGGATTCCCAATGACCGGCTGCTGTGATGCTCTCACCATCCTTTCCGTCACTGCCGTCCACAACCATCGGGACAGTTTCGACATCAACCGCCTGACCGTTCACGTAGAACACGAACTTCAAGCTACTGGTAAAATTACCGGAAGCCACCCCGACACCATCACCGATGGGAACCTCGGCCGCACCGTCACGACTGTACTTTAACTCCCCGTCCGTTGTGGCCGTAGTGACCGCACCGACTGTCTTCATACGCCGACAGGATACCGAAGCTACACTGTAACCGCCGTTCTTGTTCTTGCTGACCATCGTGGCCGAAGTGACAAGGCTATAAATTACCGCATCGGAACCGTCCGCCCCGCCACGGACACCGGTTATCTTGAAAGTCAGTTCACGGGTATAGAGCTGCCCGTTCTTCATTGCAGCCAGTGTGATGGTGACCGTATTCTGTTCCGGAACCGACTTTCCGGCAGCGACGGATATCGCCACCGCTCCGGTGGCCTTGCTTGTGCTTGCCGTGAAACCGGCAGGCGTGCTGACTGTTAAAGTCTCAAGGGTGAGTTTCTCGGTACCGTACCACATGGATACATGGGTAGTCCATGACTGTGCGGAAGTAGTAACACCGGTACTGGTAAGAGCGACGCTCACCATCTCATTGTCAAGGTCGGCCATGATATTCGACTCCCCGTCCTTACTCCAACGGTGCACAGGGGCCGGAGTGCTCCATTCACTCCATACTCCATCACGCTTCACACGTTTGCACGCCCATTCCACCTGATGGTCTGCATCCACGCCAAGAAAATCATCTGTCCAGCCTTCCGGTATATAATCATCCTGCTGTTTCGATTCCGGCTTGTCAGGGGTAAGGCCGATGATGTTGGTACGGGTGTAGATCCACTCGTAACCTTTGCCGTCCTTACCGTCAGTCCCGTCTTTGACCATGACCATCCACAAACCATTCCGGTATATGTAAGTACAATGGTCAGCCGTATTTCGGTAGCTGTCACCCTCCTTGGGATTGGACGGATGGGATGCGAATTCACCAAGGAAGGTGATGCTTTCGCCTTTCAGCTCACGCCCGTCCAGAAGCATCTCCCAGTCTTCATGCACGGTCCAGTCGGCTGACTTCCCGGCAAGGATATAACCGCCATCCTTTTTGCGACGATAACTGCCGTTCCTGAACCTTGCGATCCTGATGGGAGGATTGGATGTTTTCACCTTGGAGATAAAAACACAGCCCGCCAAAGTGACCATGGTATTGACCTCGTATGGGGTCTTAGAGGATTCCCAATGACCGCCACCTATTACAGACAGGCCCGGATCACCCTTGTCACCTTTGGCGGCTGATACAAGCCAGTCCGGATTGTTTTCGGATGGCTCGGAAATAGTGCCCTTGTCATTGACGCACAACCATGTGGAACCGTTATGGGGCACACGGGAATAATACGCATACTTTCTGCCCGGCTCCCAGCTAGGGAAGTCGATAGGAACGCGGACTGTGCTACCGGTAATTTCATCAATTTGAAAAATCAATCCCGTCATGATGATATCCTGCAATACCGCCGAGAACCTGTCGCAGTTGATCCCGTTGATGGTCATACCCTTCTTCTTGCCGAACCAGCTCTTCATCTGTGCCGGCTCCGGGTCCCAGGTGTTGGCATTGTCAACAAGGGTGATACAGCAGTTACCGTCACGCACGTCTATGATGATATAAGTCTGACGCTCCTTGTCGGTGAAGTTCCCCGTCTGTCCGAGACGCATCTCGTTATGGGGAACGAACTCATATCCGGGACGCGGAACCATCACGAATGTCTTCTCGTCGTAATCTGCGGAAGTGATACGGTACTGTATTTTCCGGAAACCAATAAAGTCACCGGTAGTGACGCTTTTGTCATGCCAGAAGCCTAGGAGGATATCGTCCGGCTTCTGTCCCAGCGGTACACCATCCTCCAGATCAGGGGTGACAGTATAGCTGCCGTCACTATTGGCGACAAAGCTTTTTATCTTCAGCCCTCCGCCGGGACTTATAGTATTATATCCTTCAAAATAGGTCTGACGGTTGAAACGAAGTTCTGGTACACTCAGAGAGCTGCGCAGGACCAAAGCCTCCAGCTCGGCACGGGCGTCCTCACCGATGTAACCTCCAGAAACGCCGGTAACGAAATCACCGAACTTGGCGTATTTCTTGATGACGGTTCCGCCCAACAGGGATAATAGGAAACCGGTGCGTTCCTCCGTATCCTTGCGCATGAACATGATCAGCGAGCGCAATGCGGAATACACGTTATGGTCTGTTGCTGGGGTGGAGTCGTGGCTTCCGATCACATACACACCGCTGCCACCACCGCCCGTATAGGTCTGTCCCTTCAGGGTAAGGCTCTCAACCTTTTCCTCCAGCTCCCCGATACGGGAATAGGCGGCGGTTTCCCCGACAGTATAAACAGGTGAGTCAAAGGAATAATCAAGATTGAATTCAAATCCGATAACCCTTGACTGTCTTCCGTTCTCGAAATAAGCCTTGTTGATAAGGTTGACCTTTTGACCGATGCTATAGAAATTATGAACGCCATCCTCACGGTATGCGTCATTTGACATCATCGTGCAGCCATAGGTACTCGGGTCTATCTTGGATTTGGCAGCGTACTTTTCAGTCTTTTCCTTCAACTCCTGCTCGGCGGCACCCACAAGCCCCAGCTCGGTTATTTTCGTACTGTCCCAGCCGGAAAGCACATATTCATCTCCATCTTGGGGAAAGAGCACATCACCGGGAAGCGGTCTGCCATAGTCCTCATTCCTGACTATCTCCCAAAGCTGTGCCTCAGGGTTCCATCCGCCATCCTCCAATTTCTCCGGCTTTCCCTCAGGATTGAACTTCACGGCAAACTCCAAACCGTTGAGAAGCCCGGATGCGAAACGTATCCTCAGCTCCTGACCGGGGAGGATATATTTCTCGGAAAAGTTAACACCCGTGTCCCTAAAGCGGTAGGCATTCCATTTTTCCTCGGTGGTTGTGCCGTCCTCATTCTCCACCTTGTCCGTCACTTCGATAGTGGTGACATCCGACATGATGCCCGTTCTTCGGGGATAGACTTCATCGAAGATAACCACCTGCTCGACGGCTTCCTCGGTAGTCATATCAGGATAAGCGTCAATGTAAGGAGTGCCTTCGGGAAGCATCAGCCTGCGCTGCACCACGCCGTTCACAACCACGGTCTCGTCAATGGGGCGGTAGTCTGCCGGTATGTTACGGGTGGAACCAAAAGCGTAGATACGGGTGGCATAAGTGGACCGGGATTCTGACTGTGACATTTCCTGCACGTTTTTCCCGATTTCGAAATCCACCGCATCGCCGGACTCACAACGTCCGAAATGGATGATGTTTTCAGTCACCCAACATTCGCAATCCCATTTCTTCGCCATCTCAAAACAAGCGTCAAGGATGTTGATGTTGTCGTAACTCATCAACTGGGACTTGTTTTCGACTGTGGAATCAATGGAGAAAACAAAATCTTGTCCTTTATACGCATAACCAAGAGCTTTCAGATTTCTAAGGACTATACCGGCTTGTACGTCAAGCGGGGCGGTCAGGTTCCAGGACGCCTCCTGTCCGGCCGTTTCCGGGGTATATTTGAAGATTTTGTTTTTCCATTTCCAGTAGTAGGCGTCAAGCTGAAGCTCATAGTCGTATGCCCCGGTTTTACGGTTGTACTTGGGTTTGTACAGATCGCATAGTTCGAACCGTCCGAAACGTGTGTCCTCCGTCCAGTCGCCCAGTTTGAAAAAGACAGGAGATTTCAGAGAGAACTTCAAAAGTATAAAGTCCTCCTTCATCAGAGTGAACTTACGTTTGCTGCTTTTTCTGACAACATCCTGATAACATGGTGTACCAGCTGAATTTCTGATCTCAATTTTCATACAATATCTTTCCTGTCGCCCGGATTGGGTTCTTTGAGTTTGACCATAAACTTACCCCGGCATTTTCCGTAACTTCCATACTTGCCGCAAGACAGATAGTACAGATTGTAAATCTTTCCCAGTGCCGGGATTTTCAGTGCAATTTTACCCTTTACCAGTTCGGATACAAAGGACGAATATTTATCCAGATAGTCACTTTGCGAGTTTCCCGTAATAAAAAAAGGCAGGGTGAGCTCCCTAGAATCCATCTTGCAGATCTCAGGCGATGAAGTAATCTGTATGCCATGTTCCAACCTGCTGTCATTTTCGATATAGTCCTTCACAGGAGGGGGTGTCAGTATAGCCTCCAAAGCTCCGTCCATCAATTCCGCACCCCATGTACTCCAGATATTCCTGCCATTAATAAAAGCATTCCTCTCCATAATCACATTCCTTTTGTGTTTTTTTCTATCTCGGCAAGAGTGTCGTCCATGCCGCTCAATATGCCGGTATATTTTTCAATTTTCTCCAAATGATCGTTGCATTCATGCAATACATCGCGCATTTCCGTGACACACACCGAATGAGCAGCAAGTTCCTTTGCCATATTCAATGCTGCCGTGGAAATAATAAGCATATTCGCATTCATTTCCGTTCCTTTGGTTTCCAAACGTACATTAGACTCATACATGGCTGTCAGCCGTCCGCTGATCTCCTCACCTGTTTCCTGGCTCATGGTGGTGGAATATCCTTTGGAAGAGGATTGGGAATAAGAGTCTCCGGATGCGTCCCATCCGAAGATATCCGCCAGACTGTCTCTCTCGGCCAGCACTGCTTCAGACAACTGTTCCTGCATCTCACGCAATGCATCAACCTCATCTTTCGTATAACCATCCTCACCATATTCTGCCCAGGTTTCATATAGTTTTCTGACCTGTTCCTTGTACTTGTCGGCCATCATGGCTCTGATAATGGATTTGCGGAGCTGTTCCTCCAGATTCTCGGCCAGTTCTTCATTTCCGTTCTCCAGATCGGATATCATCTCCCAGTAAGAATCCTCAAAACTGTCAAAGGATATACCGGTAACCTGTTCCTTCACCGCCTCCAGTATTTCCTTTTCCGTTTCGCCATATTTGATGATATTTTCCAGATGGTTCCTGAACTCTCCGTCCATAACAGACCAGAGGCCGGCATAATTCTCCCTGATGGACTGCAAGACTTCCGGGGACATATTGATCATATCTTTCATCTCGTTGAACGTCACACCGTACTCCCTGGATATCTCCCCAGCGACATCACGCCAGTTCTGTCCTTCCCATTTGTAGGAGCCTTTCCACATCCTGTAGCCCTGGCTGTGACTTCCGATACTGCTGCCGGCACTCAGACGTGCCTCGGCAAGTTTCTTTTGTACATCCAGCTCGTTTTTTGCAATATTCAGAGCTTCCTCTCCGGCTTTGGATGCTTCTGCACCGTAACTTTCATTTATATATGCCTTTTTTTTGTCAAGCAGCTCGTCCCAGATATCCAGTAGATTATCATACTGCGCCACCATCTCATTATAACCGGAATAATCAGCGCCATGGAAAATACCACCGGCCCCCTTGATCCCAAAAATGGACCCCACCGTATCGAAAATTCCTCCTACGGCATTGCTCACAGTTTCCAGTATATTTCCCACGAATTTGTCAAGCCCCTGGTCACCGATTTGGTCAAGTATGGCCAGGATGGCAGCAATAATCCCGCCTATCTTCGATCCGGATTCCGAGAGTACGTCAACCAATGACCCGACACTATCCCCGAATGAGGAAAGACTTACATCCGCCTCCCCGAGCTGTGCAATGGCATTGGTGACTCCGGTTATATTGTCTATAGCCTTCTTTGATGACTTGTCCACATTCGTTTTCGCATTCGTGACATTCTGGGATGCTGTATTAAGCTTTTTCTTCGCCACCTCCTGCTCGGCATGTGTTCCACTTTCCAAGGACATATTATATTCATCCTGAGCCTTGGTCAGTTCCTCCTGAGCTTTTCTCAGATTGTCCAACTGGTCTGGAAGATCACCAAGCAGTCCGCCTTTGTCAATAATGGCGGATTGTATCCCGTCTAAAGCTTCGTCAACAACCTTTTTTTGCTCTACAGCCATATTCTTATACTCATCGGATTCACGGAACAGTTTCAACTGTGCCCTAACTTTGTCAAGCTCTTTTTTAGACACCTTACTTAAATCCCCGAATATCAACTCCCAATTGATCTCCTGCTTCAACTTCTCAACATCCAGGGCCGACAGAGCTTCCTCAAACTCCTTTTGCAGGGATGCGATCCTGCCTGCATCAGACTCACTATCCATCAAATTCCTGTATTTGCGCGTCAACGCCTCCTTTTTCCCTTGGAAGGTGCCGTATTTGATCAGATATTCGTCCCATGCACTTTCCTGCTCACGCAAACCCTCTTTCCTCTGACGTCTGGTGGTATTGCTGATGATCGTGTCAAATGCCGACGTATCCACGGACACCGAGTACGAGTCAAAGGATTTTTTCACATAACGCTTGTCCTTTTTCGCCTTCAGTTCCTCCTCGGCCTCGAACTTTTCTTTCTCAAATCGGATTACAGCCTGGATATAGTCATCCTTCTGCCGCCGCAGAAGCGATATCTCCCTGCGGTTGTCAAGTTCCCGCTGTGCCAGTTCCTTTTCAGCCCCGGCCTCCATAGCATCAATACGGGTTTGGGCTATCCGGTATTCCAGTTCCTCCTCCTGACGCTGACGCTCCTGCAAATGTTTCTTCTGCAAGTCCTCCAGTTTCACACTCTGCGCATTAACCGCATTGGCTTTCTGAGGATCCACCTGGATATCCGTCTTGCCGGAAAGAATGGTGCGGGCCATGTCCCTGTACTCGCTGTCCGCATTTTTTTCGTCTGCAAGCCATGTTTCCAGCTGTTTCTTGTTCATCTTGATGAACTCATCCCGCATCTTGATCCTCTTCTCGTTGTCCTCCAGGGACTTCTCCAGACTCTCACCCCGCAGTTCCCGGATTCGGAGCTCAGCACCCTTGATCATGTCGCCATACTTCCTGACATCATCATCAATACGTGCCAGTGTGCCCGGAGTATTATCGAACCAGGAGGTGGAATATCCGGTATTGCTCATGGAAGAAGTCACATACACCCCTCCGGCCTGCTGCGCCTTCAGCGCGTTCTGGTATTTCTTCCTGTATTCCTCCAGATTATTCTCCTCTTCCTTGATGGCTTCCCGGTTCATATATTCCAACAGTACCTTCTGCTGCCGCACGAACTCCCTGGCTTTGCCGCTGGAAATATCCAGTGCCTGTCCATATTCCCCCACTTTGGTTATCACTCCGGGAATATTGTCCGTGATTTTGGTGATGATGGAATTAAGTTCGGCCTGCTCATCCGAGGATAGTCTGGTCTTGGTCTTCAGCTCATCATACCGGTCCAGCAACGGCATATACTCGGAATAAAGGCTTATAACTCGTTCCTTCTGTTCATAAAACTTTTCATTGGCGGTGGATACTGTTGTATTGACAGTTTCAGCCATTCTGTTTTTCAAGCTGATCCATAAATCTCCAAGCCAGGACAACCGTCTTCCTAGTTTCAATTTGGCATTTTCCAACCTTGCATCAGCCTGAGCAGCCTTGTCAGATGCGGATACATACAATCCGGATTGTGTTAGCTGGCGGTCTATGATATTGGACACCCCTTTCATGAAATCACCAGTTTTGGCAACCTCCTCATTGATTTCTGCGGCGGAAAGTCCTAGGTTGTCCAGTATAAGAAGCGACTTGCGCCCCAGACCGGTCACAATAGAGTCTGTCATATATTCCACACTTTGGCCGGTCTGCTGCGCCTTCAACTGGGCGAATGCCAGATATTTTCCCATATCATCAACCGGGATCCGGAAATCCTTTGCCTTGACCGTTGCTTTCATCAGCTCAAGATCCGACAAGGTTTCCTTAGTGGCAGTACGAAGGTTTGCAAGAAGATCAGGGCGGTCCAACTTCTCAAATGCATGAAGAACTCCGTCAGCCTGAATGGCCACCTCCACACTTTCCCTGACAAATTCCTTTGCTTTGGACATGCCGTTTTTGAAAAAATCAAGGGCAGCCGCTCCGGCGGACGCAAAAAATCCCACCACCATAGCTTTCATATTCCCCAGTTTCAGGAATGACCCGGAAGTTTCATTGGTTCCGCCACGCAGACGGGCCATCGCCTCTCGTGTTTCCTCCAGCTGCTTTTCCAAACGGGCATATTCTTCCGGATGAAGGGACTTGACAGTATTGTCCAGCTGTTTTTGAAGCCCGCGGGCCTCTTTGGCCAGTTCCGCATAAGTTTTCTCGGTGCTCTTCATGGAGGAGCGGAGAATCTTCACTTTCGCATTATTATCGGATATGGCTTTGGAATTGGATTTCAGCTCTGCCTCCAGACGTTTGTACTCATCGCTGCCTTTCTTGCCGGAGGCTACCAGTTCTGTCATCGAATTGCGCAAACCATCATTCGTCCGTTGCAGCTCACGGGAGGACGCGTTTAGACGGTTCAGTTCCTCACGGGCCTCACTGGTATTCAGGGAGAGGGTGAACTTTATATAATCATCTTTCAGTTTCTTGTTCATACGGTTACTTTTCAGCAAAACTAGTAACCGGCAAGGAAGGGGCAAAGGACGGGAGAAACATGAGAAGCCCCGCATGTCCATGGACAACGGGGCAAAATATCAATGAGGACGGTATCCGGGACGATGCGCACTGTCATTCCCGTCCGGCCAGGGAAACAACTTCTCCAGCCGGTTGCGGATCTCCTTGCGGAGTGAATCGGACATGCCCGCTCTCAGATCAGGCAATGCGTTGTTGTACACTATCCCCCATATCTGACGGTTATAGATACGGAGATCGCGTTTCTCCCGCATGTCAAGAAAACGTATATAAAGAGGGTAGCCCGTTTCCAGCATTATCGGATCCACCCCCGTTATCTGGAACTCGGCCGCCGCAAGACGGTCACGCAGATGACCTGTACGGCCAGGCACAATTTTATCCGGGCGGAATCTCACCTTAAGTTGTCTTCCTTCCCGGTAAATACCTCTTTCCGCAATATCCAACTGCCGTTGATAAATGGTCTTGAAGTCACGGGACAGGGTTCTTTTGAAGAACTCCTCCCTCACAGGGTTCCATCCGTCACTCATTCCGTACCAAGTTTAAACGACACACTCCAACCGCTGTAATCCGTATAGAATCCTGTTTCCGGGGTAGTGGTCATCCGGTCAAGATTACGCATAAGACAGCACCCCCTGTTCCTGTCACCACGCATCACATTCTTGATGCTCTCGACAAGGGGCTGTGTATCTTCCAGCACCCGAACCGGACCACGGCGCTGCATATCCATACGGTCCATCAGAAATATAAGGCACAAGTTATCCTCCTCCACATTGTCCGGATCCGTACCTGTCTCCTGTGCGGACGGTACGACCACGAACAGAACCGGAAGCTCGTCAGAACTGATACTTTTCAGACAGTCGCTCATGTCCTGGTCCACATTCACTACTCTGACGGAATGTATGCCTGGTACACGCCGCATGACATTCTCATAATACTCACGATAGGTTTTCAAACTGATCATAGGCTCTATCTTTTGGAATGTAATTTCTCAAACTTCTTTCTGTAAAGGAAAATAAGGATATCCCAGAACGGTGTCGCCCTCACCTCTGCATAGTTCCCGAATGCCCCGTTCTCAGCGATATCCATTCCAATGCCCGTCCAGCCGGTATGGTCATCCGCTTCCGGCTTCTCATCTTTTCGGAAAAGAATCCGCAAGTCAACCGTTTCACCGTCAATTTCCAAAGGCTCCTCCCGGATGATGGCGAACACATTCATAAAAAACAGATAAGCATGAAGGCAGAGCAGAATTGGCGGTTCCGCACCTTCCCTTCCCGTATAAAGAGCTTTTCCGAACTCCCGTAATATCATGTCCCTGTCGCCGCCACCCTCATCACCCATCCGTCTTACCAGTGCCATGCACTTGCAGAAGGTGTCAAACGATACCCCGTTGAGCATGTCTTCCGGTCCGTGAAAGCCGTTCCATTCCGGAAGGAGGTTGATTCCGGTACTCAGGTCCAGCCGGAAAGATTTTCCCTCACGAATAACGAACGGATCCGTCAGGGACAACAGTGCCAGCGTTTCCTCCCATGTGGATGGAGGAAGATGCCCCATATCAACTGGGAGTGCCAGAAAAAGAGACAGAATTTTCAAACGTATCCCGGGTTCCGACAATATATGCTGGTTAGCCATGGTGGCGATCTCCAGATAACGGTAATACTGGGCAGGTGTCAGTTCCTCAAGCGTTTCCGGCACACTCACTTGTCTGTTCTGATAATATATTACACGCATAAAAATCAAAAGGTTATCCCCTTGCTTTGAAGCGTGGGGCCTGAAACATAGAAATCAACCTCCTCAGGCGCGGCGTCCAAAGCCGCCACCGTATCCTGCAATTCCTGAAGATACCGGTCGGCATCGGCCTGAAGACTGTCCGCCACACTTTTCCGCGCCTCTTTCTCTGCCCGTAACTTTTCCTTTACAGTTCCGGTCTGCTGCACCTGTACGATACCTTCCGGAATAACCTCTACAGGCAGGCGATCAACCGCTTTCTTGATGGCCAACAGTGCCAGAGGTCGCTGGCATTCCTCCAAAAGAGTGTCACATACGTCCGGATCCCTTCTGACAAGCCAATCAAACCGCTCCTTTCCGACAACAGGCAGAATGTCTGTACGCTGTATTTCACGCAGGATGGGAACCAGTATGAGAAATAGACGGTGGCTGCCGATATGATAGAACTCGTCAAACTCGTCCTTGGTACGGATGAGCAATCCGTCCATCTGTCTTTTAGCCAGGCTTTTTTCCCAGAAGTCAAACTGCTTCTCCTCCAAGAATCCTACCAGAGCATCCACCGACTCATATGCCAGATTAAGTATGTTCATTTCATCCTTATATTCCTGAAGGGCAGTCAGCCCCTTCTCATTCTCTCCCAGTTTCCTCTGCCTTCCGCTACCGCCATGCTGTGCATCCAACGTGGGAACAACCTTTACCCATGCGAAATATGCCACGGCACGCTGCGCCATGAATACAAGTTCCTCTTTCTCTGGATCCAGGTCTTCATCCCAATAAAGGTCGACTATCGCCGAAAGCACGTCCGCCCCGATAATACAGGTCAGCTGGCGTGCGGCCAAAGGCAGTACCGGCTTCCACTTGGAATAGTCCAGGCTGTCGGAAATCATTCCCAGCGCCACAACAAGCTCCTGGCGCCCTTCTCCGTTTCTGTCGAATATCATTTTCATAACTTATATATTTTCTTTCATACGGTTTCCCGGCGACACGTTCTCTTCCTGACTCACCACATTCCTGTACAGTCCGATACGTATATCTGTTCCCGGCCAGTTAGCATTGATATACTCCTGCACCGGCTTGCAGAGTATCATGTCCGGAATAGCCGTTTCAGACGCATTGTAGACCTTGATGGAATACAGTTTCTCGCTTCCACTGCTCAGTTTGTTTTCCAAAATGAGGTTCGCCAGCACCGGATCAATTCCGAACCCGGAGGTGGCAGCAGCGTCAGCCTTGTTGCTGATTCTAATCTGTGCCTCGATGTAATCCTTCACCTTCTTATCAATAGGAGTCACCTTCCATCCCTCAAAATCGTTGGCTTCATCGCTCCAGAACCGGGTGGTGTGCATATATTTTCCCACATTCTTCATCCCGGTAATACCTCCGGCAAATTTCTCCATGCATTCATCCTTGTAATCCTCCAGCATCTTGGCCGTATAGGTTTCCCCACGCTTGCGACATACGGATTTCAAACGTTCCTCCGCCTTGTCCCAATACCCTTGTGGAGATTCTATATGCAGACTGAGCGCGCTGGAATTCAGATTATAGTTATGCAGTAATGGTGCCAAGGTACCGGCTATTTCCAGCCAGTCAAAGGCTCCTAGAAAACGCGGGGTACTAACAAAATCCTTACAGAAGGAATAGATGTTGTAATATCTGGCCGACACCGGATATCGGAAAGGATCTGCCGGATCAAACATGGGATACCTCTCCATATATTCAGGATCCGGGAAAGGGAAATCTCCCACGACAATGCCTTCCGGATCATTTTTCCCAGGGGGAGGGTACAACAGTCTGGCACGCTGGTAAGGGATATGCTCCAACCTTAGTAGCTTTCCCCGCCCGCCAATACGGGGCGCACGGTTGCGGACAAACTTGATAAAGAAGCCCTGCATGTGGGTGAGATCAACCAGACAACGGTGCATACAAATCCGATAATCCCAGGAAGACATGTCCGACTCAATATCAGGTGCAAGCACCCATTTTTTGTAGAAACGGTTGTCCGTATCATCAATTGCATCCTCATAGAACCGGGGACCGTCCCCCCATTGCAGACCGGCAATCTTGCCAAGAATACCCTCGCCGGCATAGAACCGATCAAGCAGGCGCATGACCTCTCCGGGCATATCATTGTTATCCCCCATCGGAACGATATCATATCCGGCCACACTCATTTTCCTCGTGAAACAGGTGTTACGGTTATGGTTCAGCATGATACTGGAAGGTTCCCATCCCTTACCACGTCCTGATATGTCAAAGGAATAAAGCGATCCATTGCCGGGGTCCACAAAGCCGAAATTTCCGCTACGTCTTACCTCCATATTACAAAACTGTTTTCTGTCCGTTAAATTCCACTACCAGAATCTGCCAGCAGTTCAATGCGTTGCCTGTTTCCGTATCGACAAGAAACAGTTTATGACTGGCATTCTCTATTTTTTCATCAGAAGCCTTGGAACGAAGCCTGGCCGCTTTCAAAAACACCAGATCACCGCCAGACTGTTTCTGACGGTTGTATTTCCGGAATTTGATACTGAATGTCCCTTCAGCTTTGCTCACCGCTTTCATCTCCTCGACTGCGGTATATAAATTAATTTGTCCCATATTCGCTATTTTTCAAGCAAATATGGGACAAATGCAATATGGGATAAAGGACAGGACTACTTGCTTTGTGGATGCAATTTCTCTATCAGTCCTGCATAGAACCGAAAGAATTGCACCAAATCCAGATTTCTTTTCAAATTGTCCGGTTCCATCAACTCAAAGTCATCCAACAGAATATCCGTCAATTTCTCCGTATGCTCCCGAAAGGAACCGGGCTCATGATCCTGTATATTAGCCAGCGCATCTATCACTTGATCTGTTATGACAGCATTCGGGTTAAATCCTTCTTCTTTCATTTCAGGCCTCCTTCCAATATCTTAGGGTTTGTAGATTCACAGAAACGGAACTCGCCGCGTATTGGATAAATATGAACTATGAAGACAGTATTATACGGATTCTTATCGGGATAGACCTCAATATGTATATCATTGTTTCTGGAAACATCCACACGAAGCGGTTTGGTTCTTGGAAACTCTTCATCCAACATGGACGCTTTGGCACGAACACTCTCAATAAAGGCATCACGTGACAGTTCATCAGGAATCAATACATGAGTGAAAGTGGAAATCCACTGGTTCATAGCCCTGCCTTTATTGTTGACAGACAGGTAAGTTTTGGGCTCATCAATAAAGAATTTCATCTCATACCTCCTTTCCAAGCAAGATGTAACGACACAACAAACCAAGCCAGGCAAAGCAATGCAGGAACAGCCGACACAAAACCGGCACATACCAATGCAGAAAAAGCTAAGGAAGCATGAGCCATAAGGCACACCTGACGGTTAGACACTGATTCTTCAAGTACGGAAGAAAATAATTGATTTTCACGGTTCAGCCACATAGTTAGGACTGACGATTTGCTCACGACATTTATGTCGGTAGCAGGAATTGAAACTGTTTGTTTCATACGGATTGATTGCTTTAGCGTTTCGGCAATAATAGAACGCAAGAACGGCCGCCGTTTCCCGAGTTCGCTAAAACAATCAATCCGTAGTCACTCCGTAGAGCAATTAAGTTGATGGGAAAGGCAGCCGTAACTTTTGCACAACAAGTTGTGACTTCTACAATCTCCTATATATCATTTTGCTGACATCTGCAAAGTGAATCTGTATGGGCATAAAAAAAGCCCATTAAACTATCATGAGCATTAACCGCGCTCTACGTTCCTGACCAACAGGATTGAATTGTTTTAGCACTGCAAATATGAGAATTATTTTTTTATCCACAAACTTTTTGGGATTTTTTTTGAAGGCGGAGCACTGCCAGTGCCATGAAGGTAAGAGAAGCATGAGCCATAAGGCACATCTGACGGTTAGTAAACTTTCTTCCGAAATGAAAATTCTCTGATTTCAGTCATATAGCTGACCTCTCCACTGCTCTTACGGATAACGATAAATAATTAAGTGATTAAGAAACAACCACAAAAAAAGCCCCGAACTTAAATGGTACGAGGCATAAAATCTTAAATGTCATTCATTTATAGGTACATAAAATGTAGTTTTTGACGGAGTATAGATACCACAAGTAATAACCTCCAAAAAACCATTTAAAAAAGTATGGTGGTTTTTGATTGCATACTTCTGACGATCCCCAACATATTGCTTGATATCTTTCTTGTTTGATGCTGGTGATATCAACCCGAAAAGAAAATGATTGTTTGTCTTTGAGTTCAAAACTCTTTTAGGTTCGTCAATCTCCATGCCACCTACATACAATTGAGAACTATAACATGAAGACAACAATAAAGATAATGTGCTAACTAATACTAAAAGCATTACTTTTTTCATGATTTTGTTTTTTACGAGATTATTATTTAATTGGATCAGCAAATGTACTGATAATATCCAACATCCCGAATTTCCTAGCGGATTTTTATTACCTTTGCTGATGCATCAAAAATATGAACCATGACAAAAGAACAGGAAGATTTCAAGCAGTTACAAAAAGAAGTAAGCCTTATTTGTATGCACCTTTATCAGATCAAAAAGTTGATAATAAACAGTCTAATATTCCTTTTGCTTGGCCTGATAACAGGACTTCTGTTATAAATGCACATCCTGTTCACAGATTTCAATATCAGGCAGCCAAATCCGAAACATCTTTTTTACCTTGTTTACACAGCATTATATCAGTATAACAGCTACTGTAATTCACACAGGCATTGAATTCCACTTTCACACAATCCTTAAAAGGATTACCGATTGAGGGATTATCCCCAATCCAACTGCATAATTCAAGAATGGAAGATTTATTGGATGTAAAATACACAAACGAATGCTCCTTCAGAACATGCAGGACATTCAGATAATCAGCCAGATGCCAGTACATTTTATATGTTCCGACTTCTGTACTTAAATAAGGGGGATCAACCAGGAAAACCACCCCCGGAACATCCTTGTAACGTTTGAACACTTCCTTATAATCCTCACTGACAATGGTTAGCCCTTCCAGATAATCCTTCGCATCGGAATAGTCAGTCCGGTGGATAGTGTTATAAAACGTTTCTTTCCTCATATTATCCAGATTCAGCACATATTTCATGGAAAACAACAGGGATGACGACAATGTGATATAATCAACGTAGCCATGTTCCTTTTCCTCCTTTTCAATACGAGCCAATATTCTTTCACGGGCTTCACCGGTTATACGTTTCTTTCTGGGGAGTTCCGCTGTTATCCTTCGCAAATCTGCCAGCAACTGATTGGTATTCGGTATATTGTCAAGCCGTTGCCGGTAGTTGTCGAAATCATTATATACCACAACAGCATCAGGTCTTACCCGTTTGGTGATGTGGGACAGCAGCCCCGATCCGCCAAAAAGATCCACAAAAACGGTACTGTCTGGGAATCGGTCCAATACTTTGATGAATTCTTTGGCAAACATACGTTTCTGCCCCACAAACGGAAGCGGGGCAGACAGATACATATTTCTCATGTTACTTTCCATTTAAAAAAACGCCGCAAAGATCTTCTGAATTTATGAGAAACAGGCAGGATCAGGAGCGTTACCCACTGCACGACATATGCAGCAGATCAGACATTCAGTTCGAAACGGACAGTCTCGTCACCGGCAAGCAGTGCACGGGTACCTGGGATATTGTTCTCGTAAATATGTACATTTCCCAGGTAGAGGGTGATCGACTTCAGGGGAAGTTCTATCTGCCGTGCCATCAGGTACAGATGATAAATGTCAGCAGGCAATCCGAGATTTGCATCACTGCTGCGCTGGTATGCGGACAACACCAGTTCTCCATTGTCAATCTGAAACTGCACCAAGCTCAGGCAGGGCGTCTGGTTGCTTTCCACACCGGTCTCACCCAGGAAAAGCACATAATTCTTACTGTTACGTTTCTCCCTGTTGATTTTGTCTATGAGTGGCGGCAGCTTCTCAAAATAGGTGGGATAAGAGTTCACAAGAATGGATCCGCAATAATCCCACCAATTGATGCCGGCCTCTCGGTACTTCTCCACGTTACGTTCCCCCTGCATGAACAGCTGGAGCTCGCTACGGAGCTTCTTACGGGCAATATTATGCCCCTCAAAGATATCCAACAGATCCGCTGGTGTAAGTACCAGAACCTCATTCAGAAGGTACTGTATGTTCCCCTTCCTGTTTGATTGCGTTTTTCCTGTGGCAAGTATCTTGTCCAGTACCTGATAATACTTGTTCATAGCCATTCCTCCTTATAAAAATGAAACATCCTAAAGATAGGAGAAACAGCACAGTTCGCCTGATAAAACGGTCCGCTCATACTGCAAACGTCTTACAGTCACTCCGAAACCGCTTAACCAGGGCATAAATCGTTCTCTCGCTGACCGAATATTTTTCAGAAAGCACGGCAACGACATAAGATACTTTCTCTCCTTGGCTTGTCCGGTACATGTATTCCGAATATAACTCCACATACTGGACATCCTCCAGACGGACACCCGCCTCCTGCAACTTTTTCAGCAGCTCACGATTAAAGTTTATTATCTCTATCACTTTCATACAATAATATTTGATTATCTTTGCGCCATCTCACTCACATAACATACAAAATGCGTCACACCGCAGCAGAGGGTATTTGCCCCCGGCTGTGCGGTGTGACGCATCTTTGTGTAAGTATGTGGGTGAGATAACTACTTACAGGCCGGGGGTTCTTTTTCGCCTTCCCCCGCAAGGCATTTCACAAGATCCAGTGAAAAACCATCCAAAAAATGACTGATTTTCCCCTTATTTTCGTATTTATCATTCAAAATGTGCGTATTTCAGCCTTGAATTTTGCTGTAAGAGCACATAAATATCTAGTTTTCAATAAATAACACCATAGAACCAAAATCTTTAAAACCATGTCTTTTGTTTCCGTGCGGGCCGCTCAGAAGTCCCGGGGCAATTGCCCCGGGCAATTTTCGTGAAATATGACAGAGAAAAACGGCGGGATGCCTGGTACGGACAGAAATCACTCCTCAAAACCGGGAATATAGGGATTTGCATTATTGCCACGGGCAATACGGACAATGCGACGCCAGTTTCTGCGCATCATCAGGTATTTGAAAGCGTCACTGAAATTGGTAGAAAACATGGGAAGTTTCTTCGGGGCAAGCTTTTCACTCTTCTTGATCTTGAACACCACCTTGGTTTCACCCTTATAGCGGATGCCGGCTGGGGCTTTCTCAACGCTGCTGACCATTTCACGGCAATTCACCGCATCAACCAGCAATCGGGGCAATTGCCCATTCTCTCCCTTCATCAACTCCTGCATGAATCCGTATTCCTCCGACTGGGGGATGATACTCTGTCTGCGGCTCATCAGAATGACGGTCCATCCGGTCCGCCGGCCATCGGCATCCTTCTCTATGGCATCCTTTATCTTCCTGGCATAATCCTCCCCCTGTCTTTCAAAATTATTGCCGGCCCGGTCATAATACAACGACAGTTCCTTACATTCATGTGAAGCAAAGAAATCCAAGAACTGGTCAGCCAGCTCACGGAACCATCCGGGAGGTATCTCGAAAAAGTTTTTGTGGCATCGGTAATACGCTCCGTCTTCCTGCCCAATCACGAATGAAAGCATGTTGCCGAAGTCCATGCCGCCATCCAAAGGCTCGTCATGCCGCAGATAGCGCAACTCCCGACTATTTTCCGCCGGCTCCCCTCCAGGACTCCCGTCATAATACTTATGCCTTTGCCCGAATAATACATAGAAGCGGACATCACGCCGGAGACCGGGCCGCATACCCAGCACCGACTTGCAGAACTCATGCAGTTCAAGAGTACCTTGATATAAGTTTCGTATATATTCTGGGGTCAGGATATCAACATTGACCAGGGAGGATGCGTTAAGAAAAAAGGTTTGTCTGCGGCGCAATTTGCGCAAGGCCCGATCATAATAATCTATTTTCCTTTCCAGACGCGCCAGCACGGAGTGACTGGGATTGTCTTTCTTCTGCTCGCGCAGTTGCTTCAACAGCAGCCCGTTCCGTTCAAAAGCCGCCTGTACAATCAGAATTATACGGTCTGGATCCATATTGGGTGCATAACGGAAATACCAGTCATATTCCCCCTCGTTGACATCCGGCATATCAGTGGTGATCGTCAGACCAAGAAACAGATGCGATGCCCCGTAAGTGAGAGAATCGCCACGTAGAACAGGCATGGCACGGTTCACCTTCTCGTCCTTGTCATATTTTGACTCGTCATAAAACAGATGGACCACCGATTTGCCGGCAAGCAGTGAAGGGTTATCCAGCGAACCCATAAAAATAACACTGCCATTCCAGAAGGAATAGCAGTTCCGGTAATCATTGACAATTATGGAGCATTTCGCCTTCCAGGAGGCTGGCGGTTCCTTTCCACGGATATAATGCACCCCCTCGTACAGCCCCATCATTTCCCATCCCTTCTGTACGGCGGGCATGATGTTGTCCTTCAGATTGGCATAAGTGTTGGCGACAAAGGCGAAAGGCGCACCGGGCATTTCCCAGATACACCTGTATGAACGTCTGGACTGTATGACCGTACTCTTGGACATACCACGCCCGGCTATGACAACCAGAATGGTCGTATCCACGAAATCGGTCAGCATCTGGACATTATGGCTGAATTTTACATCCACATCCTCATCATTCGCTATCTTCCTCGCTAAATTCCTCGATATCATAAATCATACGTTTTTTCAAATCAAACTTTCTTATCCGTGCGTCCTCTTTCAGATTATCACGCACAGCAATAGGTATCTCCGGTATCGAGTCGATGAAACCCTCCAGTTCCTTTCTATCAATGGCGGGAACGCCCAGATCCTCACGGCTGGCCGTATAGATATCAACCTTTTTCTGGTTTAGAAGCTCTTCCGGTATCTCCGCCTGTTCCTTCCTGAAGCATCTGCGGTATTCACCGGCAAGTTTCAACAAGGCCCTTGCCTCCTTGATCTTGCCGGCCAGGAAAGCGGCGTCCGCCCACTTCTCGGCACGCTCGGCATACAGGGCAGCAAACGCCTCCGGACGGATGTTGTCTTGGGTATAGAAAAAATTGATGCTGTCATTATACACCTGCCGGGCCATCCAGTCTGACAGGCTGTACGGTTCCGACTTCAGCAGCCTGATTATTCCTGCCTTTGTCACCATCCTGCCGTTAGTGAAACGCATCCTGGCACGCAGACCACGTACCATCTCCATTAGAGAGAAATACTCCCTCTCTTCCGGACGCAAAGAATCCAGCGTTCCGGTGGAAAGAATGCGCTGGATCTGATTCAGATCAACCTTTTCAAAGTCCACTCTTGAAGGTCTGACCGGCAATTCACTCATATTCATCCATATCTTTTAACAGATTCTCAAACAAACGGCGTTCCTGGATCTCCGTTAGCAGCTTAACGGCATCAATATTCCCGTCCTCAGCTGCTTCGTGCAGCTTTATCTCGGGAGCGGCCCGTGAGACAAGCACGCCTTCACGGATCAGCCCTCGAATGGTGGTTCCTGGAATACCGGCGTCATATACAAAAAGAAAGCATTCAGAAGCGTCAAGGCCAAGATAGGCGGCAATATCCTCCGGCGCATAACCTAAAGAGGCCATGCGGCGAACATCATTTTTTTGCTCTCCAGTTAGAGCCAGGCTGTCAGGGGGAATATCATTCATAAGATAATTTGTTCAAACATTCTTCTAGGTACGCCAACTCGCATTTTTTTGCAGACAGTAAATGGGCAAACTCGCCACGGTCACAAGGGTGGGAGAAACGCTCCATTTTCAGGAGTAGCCCATTGATCCCGTCCTCCAGCGTCCCCTTCCGAAATATCAGTTTTTTTTTCTGTTTTCCAGTTCCTTTTCGGCGGCCGATTTCATAGATTCCCATTTATCCACTGCCGCCAATGCCTTCGCACGTTCCTCCTCACCTTCAACGGTTTCAAGCTTCTTCTTCCATTTGGACACGTTGCTGGCCGCATTCTTACGGATATTCATCACCTCAAGATCACTTTTGTTGGAAAGCTCGTCAGAAGCTAGATAGACGGCAATACGGGGATGTTTCCCGAGCAGCACATGATTGTCACGGTAATATTCCAACTCCTCCCAGATACTCCGGTCCTCCAGGTAATTCTCCACAGTTGTTTTGGCTATGGCAAATGCCTGTTCCAGCTCAACGTCATCCGGCAGTTCCCCCAGTTCCCTGAAAGTTTTTAGATAAAGGTCATAGGCCGTGAACATATCGGCAACCAGTATTTTCAGTACATCCGGACAATCCGGAGAGTTGAGGAAGGGGAAACGGTCACGGAAACGGATCACATTTTCCACAACCGGGGTGACAGGAACATTCACTGCGGTTTTCTCAGCCTTGATCTCTTCCACCACTATAGAAGCTGAAGATATGTGGGGAGAGTCCACTGCCTTCCGTTGCATTGTCCTGAAAGCCGTTTCCGAAATTCCGGCAAGCTTGCGCAGTTCTTCCATCAAGGTGGCACGAAGCAGGTCTGTTTCGGCATTCCGCCGGAAAGTGGCTTTCAGCATCAGATTAAGCCCGTACTCCTCGTACAAAGCAATCCCCTCACGATACGGACGGGGACCGCTCAGATAAGCAATAATTTTTTCTTTCATACGATAAAATTTACAATGTACCATACAAAGAAAAAGCCCGGCAATTGCCGGGCAAAAGACAGGTCGAATAAAAACAGCTTTCAATAAGAAAGTCTGAGTGAACCTATTTTTTGAGAAATGTCTTTCAGCGCATGATTGAATCTGTCCAACTCCTCTTTCAGTTCCCCATGGATGTGGTGAACACTGTTAATACTATATTGCCGCATCTGATCAAAACTGCGCCACCTCGTAATACTTGAAGAAATAATACAATGCCACCTTATGCCATTTGGTCAGGTCCTTGTCTCCGGAAAGTATGGACGATACCGTACATTTGTCAATCCCGGTATAATTACTCAGGTGCTTGGCCTTCAGCCCTAATTTTTCCATACGTTTCCTGACCCATTCGACAGTAATGCCGTCAATATCCTTGCGGTCAAAATTAACAGCGGAAACTGTCAGTTTCCAGTCTTCCGGAATCTCACCTTTAAACATTTCCCGGACACGCTCGTGAAGTTCCTTTTTGGAAAGGAACTGTCCATTCACCAGATCCTTCTGCTCCGCACGGACAATCAGACGGCCTTCGGAGAAGGAAACAATTTCAATTACAATATGCGCCATACGTGCATACTGTCTGGCAAACTCATCAAGTCTCTTTTTAACCTCTGGAGAAAGAGGAAGTAAATCCAAATTTTTCATACTGCATCAATTTACGATTGATTATCGGAATATTTGTTTTTAATCTGTAAAAGGAAGGGCCGAAGCCCTTCCCGTCACAATTTGACAAGTCTTAAATGCGTCAGGTCGAAAATCGCGATCTGCCTGTTTTCACGTCCGAAGCGCTTGGCTGCTTCCAGATCTGTGAAAATCCGGATGCTGTCGAAATAAAACTGTCCGTTTTCTTCATTCAGCCATCCGCCGACTTTCCTTTCGTGCTCTAAAGCATGGTTAAGAACTCTTCTCAGACCATCTTCCCCGAAACTGTCCTGAGTTTCAAGATAAGCGACTGAGATGCCTTTTGTGACCTTTTTTAAGGTTGTAAGGTCAACCGTGAACCCTTCCGGGTTCTGTCTTGCTATCTCCTGGATAGCCTTGAACAATTGTTCCATAATTAAAAGAACTTATGCGGACGTCACCCGCGTTTGTTATGACACTGCAAATATACGAAAAAGTTTGTTACTAGCAAACTTTTTCGTATATTTGAATAATAAAAAAAAGCGGAACCGAAGCCCCGCTTTCCTGAAATAATGAAACCTCACTAAAATAAGAATATGACTTATGCCTGATAACGGCTCTGCTCAATCCATGTACATGTACCGGAACCGGATTCAAAAGCCTGAAGGGTTATCTGGCTGCCCGGACTAGCGGTGAAGGTTTCTCCGCCACGCAGCAGGAACTGGCCGCCGTGAGCAATTGTCGGAGCCACGCCTGACGCTACACCCAGCAGGGTCATCACTGCACCATGCCGTCCGCCGGTCACTTTATTTATTTCCGCTTCACCACCCTGAAGCTGATATTGCCCTTCCGCCGTAAACGGGATGGTAGTGGCAGACGCGCTCACACTCGCCACCGGTTCTTCCGAAGGAACAGTACCCTTATAAATGGCGATGTCATCCCCTTTACTGATCTGGGTAAAAGTGAATTCAGAGGAGTTGGCATCCTTGTTACCGGTATAATTGACTCCCATCTGCATGGGATTGCAGGGAGAACCGAACAGATCCTTGTCCTGACCGTCACAGTAGCTCATTATCACGATACATTTCCGACCGAGCCAGTTGGTCTTGAACTCACGGACCGCCTGCTTGTTTCCCGGATGGTTCCCCTTGACCGTAGGGGTGAAACCAAGTGCGTCAGGATCTCCGTCTGTATTGCTTGTAACCTCCACGGTACCGGGAGTGAAATAGATGTCAGTAGAATAACATCCAGGCTTCAATTGTATGTTCTCGGTCATCAACACACCGGCCGAGTCACGTGCCGGGAACACCAGAATATCATCCACATCAATGATACTCATCATGTCGCGCGGGTTGATCCCTTTACCCGGATTACCTTCCGGGCGCTTCACTGCTCTTTTAACGTATGCCATAATTATAACAATTTAAAATGAATAACAGGGGCGGATTACTCCGCCCGTAAATTTAACCACGTGCCACCTCATAGAATTTGCCACCTGCATAAGTCAGCATGATAAATTTGCCGGCGCTGAGCGTCATGGCATCAGTCAGGACAAAATTACCACTATTAGCGATAGTGGACGCATTCGTATTCCCGGCCCCGTGAATGGTATACACCTCACCTTCCACCGCATCTGTGAAATTCGTGATGGCCGTCGCTTTGGTATTGGGTCCCGTTACGAACACCGTGGCACCCGCCAAGGATGGAGTGGTTGCATCGTTGGCGAACTGTAATGCACCGGAAGCTGCCGTATCACGTCCGATTTCGATGAATTTCCCGTCAGAACGTTTCATCAGACGTATGGTGTCCCCTTTCTTCGGTATCCAGTCGGCACTGATCAAGCTGAACTTATCGGATTTGGTGATCTTTACCCCCTTGTCCTCGCTGCCACACTTGATGGTGACAATTTTACCTACTTCGGCGTTCTCAATATCCGTAATGGTGAACAGGCTGGTGTTGGCCACGGTCTGTACACTGGTATGCAGGGCTACGTTCGGGTTTTTGTCCTTCTCCCCGTCAATGAAGGAAGATGCAGGCCGGTCATACTCGTTACAGAAGATCATCTGGCGGCTGCCGTCCATATCCTCTTTTTTCGTATATTTGAAACCTACCGCACGCGCCCAGATGGATTCCTTCCACAAGGACCATACCTTAAGCGTCCAGTCTTGTTGTTCCAAGCTGAAATTTGTCATTTCACCGGCCACATGCTCGAAGCATTTGATATTGCCCTCCATCGTCCAGAAAATACGCTGGTGATTGTCTGCGTTCGGAATCGGAATCAGCTTCACAGCCGGATATTCCTTAACGTACATCATATTGGCCTTGTAATCCTGGTTCACACCATAGTGCAGCTCGTTGTATTTGTGATACCATACTACCATATAGCTGGGAAGATACAGGGCCAGCTGCCCGCTGTCACGGTACACGGCAGGAATCATTCCCGTACCCTGGAACAGTTTCTCACCGATATTGGCTTCCGTGATCTCACCCAGCACAAACGGCTTGATCTGGTAAACGGTCTTCCCGTTATTAATGTCAATGAAACCGTCAACCTTCTTTCTCAGCCATTCATAAAGCCCGTCGGCCGCTTCCATGGCGCGTCCCGGCTTGTTAAGGTCAGGATCCTTGCGCACGCCGTTGATACGGCGCAGTTCACGCTCGTTATGCAGCTTCTTGGCTGTTTCCGCCAGAATGTATTCAATGAACGACCATTTGATCGCCTGTGATCCTTCCTTGTTGAGAGAGCCGATCCAGGTCTTTTCCAGCTGCTTCAAGTCACGGAACTTATGGGCGAACATGACACTGAACATACGCAATGTCTCGTTGTCGAACTCATATTCACCTTTGGTCACATTGTCGAAATCACTGGAGGTGTTGTCAGCCTGCGAGAACTCACCCAGCCAAATGTTGACCAGAGTGGCCAGATCCTGATATCCGCTCTCCACCGGGAAGATGCTCTCGATACTGGGGAGCTTGGTCAGGAATGACTGCAAACGGTCCTGCCAGCGGATGCGGTAGAACGCACCAAGGTCCTCCTTCAGACGGCCGTAATCCACGGAACTTTCCGCACGGACCTGAATATTGATTCCCTGATTTGCGAGCAGAGCGGCACGGGCACGCATGTTATACGGACGATCCAGCGCGAACATCTCACCCTGCATACCTCCAAGCTGCTTGTCATCATCCAGGTTGAAGGCACCGGCACCCGTATTTTGTTTCAGACCGGCACCCGCACCATGGTCCGGCTCCGGCAATGCGCTCAGTACCGAAATCTTCTGCTTCAGCTCCGCTATTTCGGTATCTTTCCGGGTGATGGCCTGCGTCTTTTCCCCGTCTGTCTTTCTTATTGCATCCAACTGCTCCTGCAAGGAAGCCATTTCAGATACTTTCTGCGCCAGCAGACCACGAATCAGCGCCTCTCCCGAGTTCTCAACAGGACCGGCCTGCTGTTCCTCATCCTTAAAACCATTTTTCAACGCTTCCCCGAAAGGAGTTATGAACTTCTCATCGAAGCCAAGTTCTTTCAGCTTGGCTACATCATCGGCATCGAGGATATCCTTGTCCTCAGCCTTCTTCCACTCTTTCAGCCCCAGCAATCCAAGGATTGCGCCGGCAAAGGTGGACATTTTAGAATACTTTCCCATAAAAATAAAAATTTAAAAGATTTGATTTGTCTTGTTGATGACGGACTGCGCCAGAATCCAGCGCGCAGCTCCCTCCAAAGTGTTATAACCGTCCGCCAGTCCTTCCCTGACCGCTTCATCACCCATAAAGGTCGCCCCGCGGAACACGGGGGAGTCCTTGTCATAAGCGATGGAAAGGTTCTCCGAAACGGTCCGGCAGAACATCATGTGCAGTTTTGACAGCTTTTCCTTATAAGGTTCCTCGTTATTGTTTTCCGCAATCTCCCGGTGTTCCCTGTTTTTCAAGTCGGCCGAATCCGGGTAAATCTCCCGATAATCGATTCCTTCTTTTTTCAAGGCCTCCTTGGCATTATAATAGGTACCCACAACACCGATACTACCCACCTCGCACATCAACGAGCCAAGAAAGCGCTTGTCTGCGGCTGATGCCAGCCAAAAATGTGCGGAAGCACAAGCTCCGGCAATGTAAGCGACTACGGGTTTGGGACATTCGGATATCATTTTTGACGCATTGTCCAGACCGGTAATCATTCCCCCCGGTCCATTTATCCACAAAATGATGCCTGCAATACGGTCATTAGCTGTCGCCTGTGCAATATATTCCTGAAGGCGGAACGTCTCCCAGGCATAGAGCGTCCCTTCCAGCACAATAACGGCAACCGAATCGGAAGGAAGACCGCTGTCTTCCAAATTCCACCGCCCCACAAAATTCAGATCCGATGCGTATGCGGTCACGGTATCTTTTTCAAAAAATGCCTCTACCTCCTTAAAATTGCCGGAATGTATTGAAGGAAGGATCAGTGAGACCAGATTGTAATAATCCTCTCTAGCCATGGCCCATTTTTCATTGAATATTAACTGAATACGATTCATCCGTTCTTTTTTCCTGCAAAATAAAGAACAGATCCATCCATGAACAAGGACACGGAGAAGCGGTCATCACACCCGGTCATGAAAAGACCGTTTTTCCACATAAAAACACCTCCAAAAAGGACATGGAAAGGACAAAAAGACACGCTACGTTACATAAAATTATCTGTGTTTATATTCCCGAACGGAGGTTTTACGGCGCATCTTTCGCCGCCAGCGCTGGTAATCTTTCAGAAGTGCTTCCACGCTCAGACTCTCAATGCAATACTTCCGGAGAAAGTACCAGGCCGAATTGATGTAGTCTATACCATAGACATGTTTGTTTTCATCAAACAGGTCATGAAGCTCCGCACGCATCATTGTGTTTATTTTCCTGGAAAGTATTTTGGCTCCCCTCTCGCCTATATAATTATAGGTAGCCAAAGGTTTGCCACCCGGAAGGTGTGCCTCTCGGCGCTCCGGCAACACAAGCTCCAGATTTCCGCTATCCACAGGGCATCCGGCAGGACGTTTCTGCAAAAGATCATAGACGAAATGGTACAAATCAAGATCTGAAGGCAGGCGAACTACCTTGCTGTCCGGGGTTCCATACTTGCCTATTAGATATTCGGCTAAATAATTTTCTATCGTTATCTTCGTGGTAATCATATACTTATGTGTTTATACAAAAGTAATGATTTAAATTGAGATAGTCAAAGAACAACTGGCTAAAGATGGACCGGCTTCCAAAAGAATCATGAAGGCCGTTGCAACACCCCTTGAAAAACAAAGGGGGGATTTTCGTGCAACCGTACGATCTGATGATTAATATTATTGTAATATATTGAATATCAATATATTGTACACTGCACAATTCGCGCACGATTTTCGTACGAAATGTAAAACCACGCACAAAAAGCCATAAAATACGTTTTTGGACAAATCGAACGGAATCGTGCAAAAATTGTGCAGACATAAATATTTATATATCAATATATTATAATCAAAAAAAACGCAGTTGCACGATTGCACGAAAATTTCTTCATTTTTTATAAGGGTATATTTCTTAAAAGTTAAAAAATAAAAAAAAGAATATATAGGCCGCCCGTTTTCGAATAGATCGCACGATTGTCCAAAATGTTTTTTCTGGGGAAAAAGGGGTATGAGGGGAAACAAAAAAGTCCGGAAAACCGGACTTTTAAACTATATGTCTTCAGGATAAAATGCCTGCGTTATGAATTCGTATTCCCGGGGGAGCGACCGCACGCCCACAATAACACACAAGCCTCTGGCAGCCATTTCATAGAGCCTCTGGTTGGTCACAGGGGAGTTCCTGAAGTTATACTGGGCGCACATCACGAAATAAGCCGTGGACAGGTCACAGGAATAAAGATCCTCCTGTATCAGCTTGGCCGCATCACTAGGTATCAGGGCAAAGCCCAGCCTGACCGCAAGCCTTGAAATCATCTGTCTGCGTGTCCGGACATCAGGACATACCGCCACAAAAATTTTATTCTCTTTTTTCAGCATATTGCTTCCTTTTTATTTGCATATCTCACTAAAAATCACTAACTTTACAATGATATAAATTGGGATATATCATACATTTCTATCCGAGTAGAAATGCTTGTAAGGGACCGCAGGCCGCCAGGCCGGACAACGCCGGATCTCACTCCTGTCATCAGAAAACTCCAGCAATGCGTCATTAATGCTCTTGTGGAACAGCTCCTCTATGATACACATTTCGGCCACATCCATGAATAGTTCCAAAGAGCGGGCTGTGCAGTGCTCGGATACAATGATGGATCCTCCCTCGGGAATCCGGAGCAATAACTCCGTCACCCGGTCATAAAACCTTTTGAAACGGCCCGGATCACGCTCGGCCAGAGGCATTACCTTTTCCAATATTTCCTGATAACTTCGTGCCATGTCAGTAGTCCAGTCTCAAATTTCCCGGAAGATCAGGATCCAAGGGATCTTCTCCCGGTTGTATGATCTCCTTGCCGGTACCGACCGTGAAATACTCCACTCCGCCGGACTTGTCATCCACGACAGGACGTCCGTCCTTATCGACCTGATAGGGGAGTCCGGTCTTGCTGTCATATTTCTGGGGGTTAAACACAAAACCTTTCCATTTGCAATACATGACGAATTTTTTCTTGAATGAGGCAGGGGTATTATATTTCCGCTGGGCCGGATCATACAAGCACAAGGCGTCGAACAGCTCTTTCTTCACCAAGCGGCAACCGATATGCTCCGGTGCAGAGAAATACTCGTCAGCCCAGGAAATGAAGGTTTCCCCGATCTCCTGCCGCAGTTTGCGCTCCTCAAGCCGTTCTCCAGGAGCTTGGACCACACCGAACGTCAGATACAGTTGGATACAGTTGGCCAGCAGGTTCCAGCACAGGTTCCACTGGTCAAAATCCCACTCGGTAAAGAACAACGCTCCGAAATCGTCAACCGGTTTGTGGCTTTCATTATAAAAATCGGAAAAGGCCAACAGCCACTGGCGATCCGTGAAAGAGGAGCCGGTTCCGCGGATGGCATGGTTCGTGGCAATATAGATTTTGGGAGACTGCGAGAACGACAGCGTGATACGCCGCCCTCCCTTGTAGTTCACGCTCCAGTCCCCGGTAATGTTTGGAAACAGAAACTCGAAGTTGAAGTTCTGAAGCACATCATCAATAAACACCAGCTTGGTTTTCTCCATCACGTCATTCCATACAAACTGGTCTTTGAAGATGTCGGAGTTCTTTCCGGGAATATAGGCTATAGGCATGACGTTCCTCATGAGTTCCCCTATAAGGGACTTTCCGGAACGCCCGTTTGACTCGCCGACCTCCGACTGCTTTCCATCCATACCGATCACCGCACGCGCCACATTGGAATCCTTCGCTTCCATCAGCATGTACCCGATGGCGCACAGTTTGGAAAGCAGATGGATATGGTTCTCGTTCTCCTCCTCGGGAGTCACCTCGCCGCTTTTCTTCCTCCATGTGAAATTGCTGGCATTGATCAGGAATTGCAGATAATGGCAGCGGTGTCCGTCTTCGGTCAGCTCATAGGAATACGTATCAGCGTCCTTCCTGAAGGTGACAAGCTGTTTTCCCAGATATTTGGCCGGATAGTCACGTCTCTGCTCCTCCCAGATATGATGTGAGATATTTTCATAGCCCATTTCCTTTACGCTGTCACGGGTGACCAGCCAGCACGATTTGTCAAAATAGAAATACTGGCCGTCCCGGGAAGGCTTAATGAAATCGGGCTGTATGTACTCCAGCAATGAAAGCTTGTCCGGTCCCACATACTGCGACACCCCCTTGATCAGCATCTCGTTCACTCCCACGCAGCAATTATGCTTGGCGAACTGGAACAGGTAGTCCCGGACGTCGCTCGCCTCCAAGGACCTAACCAAGGGAGGTTCCAGATGGATGAACAAGAAACTCTTGTCCTGCCTTCTCAGGCGCCCAAAACCACGGTTCTGTAAAAAGTTCTGGGAATTCACGTAACAAAACTCATAATCCGATCTTTCGTTATCTTTCCCCTCATTCCTCTTGACCACACGCCAGAACTGCTCGTCCGCGTCAAAGGGCTGAGCCGATACGACCTTGCCATCCTCATCGAATTTCCAGCGGTAACGGTTGAAAAGGAATTCCGGAAGATTCTTCAGCAGATCCTTGTGGCGCTCTGCAAACGCCTCATGGGAGTGAAGACACCAAAGCTCCATCAGCCTGTGGTCAGTGAAACCGGTAATTTTAAACATCTCTACATACTGGCCGGAACCCTTCTTATCATTACAGGCATAATCAAAATCCGCGGCCAGCTCGTCCTCTTTTCCCAAAAGAGTATTGGCCAGCAGGTCATCAAGCCCCTTGTCCCCTGCATCATTTTTGCGGATATGCCCTACAAATATCTCCAGATAGATGTCACGGTTCTTCAGACTACGCATATACTCCTTGAAATTCCTGGCTGCGGAATAAAAGTTCCTGGGACGTTTCTCAACCGGATCGTTTATCTTGATATTACTTGAGATATCATCCCAGTCCGAATCAAAAACAAATGCCACCTCCCTGACCTGGCAACCGGTGACAATCCTGACGAAATCCTCCGGTAGCGAGCCATTATTTCCCAGATTCTGTATCCCCGACACGGCAATGGACGGGATGCCATGCTTGCACGCCTTCTCCGCTTTCTTCTCGCCCTCCTGGATATACAGGCGGTCTATCCTCGTACCGCTCTTGAAGGCGGTGCGTATCTTTTCCGGAATATATATAGGAGTACCGGACCCCCGCGGCGATTTGTATTTGAAAGGCTTCCCATCCTTGTCCAAATGCATTTCCGGGAACTGCCAACGAATGCGGTAGTATTCCTTCATCTCTCCGGCCGCCCTGCGCTTGTTATCCTTCTGGACATAACGGACAGGAAGACCGTCCAGATCATAATATTCTATGATGACATCATCCCCCTTGGCCGTCAGCATTCCCCGCTCATCAATCGTTCCCGGTTTGAAAGTACGGCACTGGAACACGGATTTCGTATCATCGGTCTTGTACACACTGGCGGTCACATCCTCGAAAGTCAGTCCCGAGGCGGCCAGCATTCGGGCGCAATAAGAACCCGTATCCAGCCCTTTGGCAGCCTTGCTTCCCTTCTTCATCTTCTGGACCGGTTTCCCTGCCGGTTTGTCCGGATGGGGGTCCAGCAGCACACAGAACTTCTTGGCAAGGTATTCCAACGCATCTGTATAACCGTATCCTTCGATATTCATCAGATACGACACGGCACCCTCTCCGCCAATCTGGCAGGAGAAGCACTTGAACAGATTCTTGCCGGGGCTGACCGTGAATTTCTTCGCGCTTCTGCACTTGGGGCATTCGCAAACATAATCCTTGCCGGATTTTCTCAGTTCCCGGAAATCCTGCACAACGTCAAGCAACCTGCCGTCCGACGCTGATTTTATCCTTGATATTTCGTTTTCATTAAAATACATAACAAATAATTATATAAATAAGCCGCAACTTCATAAGACAACACAAAATTACCGGATTGCAGCAACCCGGAATGGACCGGAAATGATGATGTTCCCGGAACACTTTGCACCTTTCAATTCATTGACATCTTGTCCCGGTTCACTGTTTTAGTCCTTTCGTACTCCAGCAGAGCGGACGTCACCGCCTTCCGAAAGTTCTCATTCACAGCTATTGCACCATAAAGCAGCCTATGTAGTCTTGCCCCCTTACAACTGGAAACATGTCCGGCAAATATCTCATAACTCTCCCCAGTATCCTCTTCTGACATTATTGTACAGGAAACATGTAAACCGGTCTCCTTACTTTGTTCCAGTATAAAGGAGAGAAAAGCCTTTATTTCAGTTTGTTTATTCTTGGAATTCATAATCTTATATTTACTCATAATTTTCTTATTTTAAAATTTCATCAATAGATGATAAAACACTCTCCAGTCTTTCCAACTGCTCAGAGTATTTCATAAGAAGATTTTCTTCTCTTTCC